CAGGAGACACCAAGCCCACCATGTGGTGGGGGCGGTATATCTCGGTTTAATAAGTACTGGAATTATGCTACGCCCGAGAACTTTCTCGGCCTGTGCGTATTTCCGGAAACTATTTTTGATGGTATATCGCGACCCTCGTTGGGCCGTGAAATACATCAAGTCTTGCTGCCATCAGGCTCGGGACCTTTCTCTCTCGGAGAAAAGACTCGGGCCTACCTTGGCAAATATTACTGGTGTGCTCTATCCTAGGTGTTTTGCAACACCTAAGAAGGAGCAACTTTACCAGTTATCATGTGTCTCGAGAGCTTTGCCTCGGCCAGACGACGCTGCGTGCGTCGAGGCTGAGAAAAAGTTCTTCGAGACTGTAACAGTGGATCATGTCCGATCAGGCTATTTTAAGCTTGAAAGGAAATTTGTCCATTACTGTGGGGAGTTCTTCAAGAGGGAAGCTGTTCGCATTCGCAAACGGCTTCCCTTCTGTAGACCTTCCCTTTATGGTCACTCGGCTACGGCCACCTCGTCCAAAAAGGACGGAGGCCGTAACCAAGACTTACTTAGGATACTGGACATTACCTCAGTCAGAGAGATAACGTCCACTTCCCAATTATGCGACAGATGGAATCTTGTCGCGGATCCTTTCTGGGATCCGCCACAACCTTCCCGTGTTGTCGTTGTAAAGGAGCTAGGCTGGAAAGCACGGATAGTCACTGCAAGTGACCCCGTGTTTGTCGGCCATGCTCATAAGTATAGGGAGGCAATGTATCCTTTAGCCACTCGTTTTCACGAGTGCAAGGACTGCCTTTCAACTTTACCCGCAAAGATACCTATTCGTAATCCGAATAGGGATCTCTGGGTGTTTTCGGCAGACTTTAGTAAAGCCACTGATACGTTCTCGTATGAGTGGCTTGACTTCGTCTGTAAGAAACTTGGGTTGCCCCCCGAACTCGTCCACCGCGGCTATTCAGTCCGTGGAGAGGACGGGGAGCTCCCTTGCAAGCGTGGTGCGTTCATGGGTCTACCATTATCATGGTCGATCCTTGAATACACCGTTTATCTCTTATGCCTTTACGTCGACCCCTCTCGCTCTTTCCGGGTGAAAGGGGACGATGTAATTGGCATTTGGACAAGGGCTCAGATAGCCCGATTCCGACGCCTTTGCAGGTTAGTCGGTTTCGAGCTTAATGAACCAAAAAGTTTCCTCAAGAGGAACAGAGGGACCTTCTGCGAAGGTCTCTATGTTCGAGAGGACAAAAACTTGGTTTATCGACCAAACGTCTCTTTGAGAGGTTTGGTCGAGAAACCTACACAGCCTGTCATCCCGACAATGGCGACCTGGGCACACGAAAGTGTGCGCCGAGGTTGCGATCGTCGTCTGGTTGACAAATTACTTAGGGCCGCTCATCTGCCGATCTTCAAGAAGATCGCACAGTGGCATATACCCTTATACTTGCCCCCAATCGCGGGGGGTTGCGGTTTTCCAACCACAACCCCTCACGAGGAGCTTCCATACCGCTTTGCGCGGATCCTTCACCTTGTTTCGAATGAAGGAACCGCTGCTCCGCGGGTAATTAATAACCGAACGACGGAGCCAGTCCGTGCAATCATGCACTGGGCTAGTTCTGTTCGTTATAGTTCGGGCGTGAACAAAGGCGACCGTTGTGGTCACTTCGAGCACGCTCTCCAATCGGAGCTCGCAAGGGCTGACCTTCAGAGCTATTTCCTCACACGGAAACAGCCATCTGAACTCAAGGTCAACCCTTACTTGCGTTTACTTAAGGCACACTTCAAGAAACTTCTAGAGTCTCCTGGAGATCGTACCTTTGATACCGTTCCTACCTGGAAGTGGGCGGAGCAGGTGAAAACCTACCCCACCCCACTCTCAGTGAGGAACATTTACCCACATCATTGTACGAAGCCTGGTCCTAGGACCAGGCGGCGTGCAAAGCATGCGAAAGTTGAGCACGCTCAACCTGAGTCCAACCGCAGTTGGACAAAGGATGGCGTCTCTTATTATGTGTGGAATCCCACCAACCCTTGAGTTGTAGGGGAGTTCCGCGTCTACCTTGTGCGAGTTCTCAATGGACTTAAGAACAAGTACGCGGCATTCAAATAGGTGTTAGCAAGTGCAAACTTAAC